AATTCAGCAGTGGAGCCAACATTCTAAGATCATCGACCAGCAGGAGTTTCTGCAGCAATACGTGACGGGATCGAAGAAGGTCACCGACAAGGATGGCTACCTGATCCCGACCAAGGTTCAGAAGATGCTGGACGACATCCTGCAGGCCAACAAGGCCAAGGGTGTAAACAAGGCCAAGTCACTGACCGATGAGCAGATCGGTAACATCGAGGCGGTGCGGAACGAACTGGCAGCGCAGTCGCTGCAGGATCGCCTGGGGTCGGTGAAAGGGTCTGACACGTTCCAGCAACTCAGCCGCGCCGCCGAGAAGGGCGGCAGCACCCTGGGCACAGCACTAAAGGTGCTCGGCGAAGTGGGCATCGGGATTCCCACGGCTGGAATTGGCAACATTGTGATGCATTACGGTGTGCTGCCACATTTGGAGCGCCGGAGCATCGCGAAGGCGGCGCGCGCGGCGGCGGCGCGCAAGGACGAGCTGCTATCGCCTCCCGTCAACAAGCTGATGCAGGACTGACTCGATTAAGCCATTGTAGGCGCCAGTAGATCATAGGGACCGAGGCGACCACCCAGGCAATCGGAAGACCGAGAAGAACTGCCGGCGCCAGGGTGTTCGGCCAGCCGATGACAATGAGGCCGAGCAAGGCCAGCAACCCGAGGAACACGAGAATGCGGGCGAACCAGTGGCCGATGAGCCAGAAGTAAAGCAGCGCCGCGCTCATGGCGAGGCCGATCAGAAGTTCCATCACAGTCTCCACGAGGGCGCCCGCTGCCAGCCGGCGCCCTTTTTGTTGCTGATCAGCCGAACCCCCTCGGCTCGAACAGTTTGCCATCTGGGCCGCACGGATTTCTGTCGAGCCGCATCATCTCGGGCCAGTGATAGAACGGCTCCTCTGGCTTGCCGGTCACCGGGCTGACGGCGGCTCCTGGCACCAGCGCCGCCGGGTGCCTGCAATGAGCAAAGTCGTGCGGCCCCGGATCGTAGTGCCGGCAGTCCACGCAGAACTTCGGCTGGCCGCTCATGCCTGCCTCTTCTGTCGCATGGCTCGCAGCTCCTCCAGCGTCTTCGGCAGCGGGGCAAAGCTCGACCTGCGCTTGATCGGCCCGTCGTCGCACAGGACCACCTTGCGGCGCTTTACCATGATGAACGCCTCGACCACCTTGGCGGGGTCGCGGTTGTCAGGATGCAGCGCCCATAGCAGCTGATGATATTCGCCAGCGGTGAACGGTGGGCGCAGGCGGCCCGTGGTATGCGCGAGCAGCGCGTTGGCCTGCTCGATGGCGAGGGTGTCCTCCTCATCGCGCGCTTCCAGCCGGCGCCTCACCTCATCGCGCACCCGCTGCTCGAACTCGGCCTCCAGCTGCGCACGCAGGCGCTTCTCGGCCACCGCAAGCTTTTCCTGCGCTGTCTTCGGCAGCGTCTCCGGTTCGGGATCTGTCGTTGCTGGCGTGCGTTCCATGGCTTCTGCGATGCCGGCGAGGCGCCCGCGTTCGTAGGCAATGGCGGGTTCACAGACAGTCCGCGACCGCTTGGTGGCAGCCACGATCTCTTGGACGTTGATCGGAGCGTCCTGCTCGATCAGGGGGCGGACGTAGTCCCGCACCTCATGGTTCAATTCCGATGTGCCTGCCTTGGCTGTCCGTCGGCTCCTGGGCTGGGTGATCGGTGTGGCGCCGGTCGTGATGTCGAACAACTCAGCTGTCGTGTTCCTATCAATAGGAAGACGGAACTCCCGCTCGTAGATGAGTTGTAGTGAGCGGCTTTCGGTCGCCTCCAGAGTCACCCGCGCCCGGTCGATGTCGTGCCCCATCGCGATAGCGGAAGCGCGATCGGTCTTGCCCAGACGGATGTCTGCGTCGTCGAGCCACTTGCCGAAGCTGATGTTGTCAGAGAACGCAGCGCGGGCCTCGGCGAGATGGGCGCAGAGGTCGATCGTAGCCGCCACCCAGTCGGAACGGCTCCTGGTTCGGAGATCGCAGTCTGTCCTGATCTTCTCGGCCAACAGGGCGAGGTCGGCGGTGTTATCGCTCATGGATGCCTCCTGGGAGAGAGGGGGTGGCATGCGCCACCCCGCCCCCTGTCACTCGCCGTTGGGATCGACGGACTCGCCGTCGATCATGCGGGCACGCTCCTTGCGGCTCATGCCGTAGCGACGCAGCACGACAGCAAGCGCCTTGGAGATCGTCGCCAGCTTCTTCTCCGCGACATACGGATCGGCATTGTCTGCGACGGCGGCGGTGCGGATCATCTGTGCGGCGAGAAGGTTGTCGGCGGCCAGCGAGCCCTCGACCGCGTCCTCGTCGTAGACCGCGTCCAGCAGGCGCTGGTAGTCAGTGTTTTCGTAGAGCTTCAGATGGATGGTCTCGACGTGGTCGTTCAGCGTGCGCCGCATCTCGAACTTACGCTGTCCGAGCATATCGGCGGTGGTTGCCGGCAGGGCGGGAGGCTTCGACCGGGTGACGGTCTGCGAGGTATTAGACATACATTCCCCTTTCCGGGTTGCGAGCGGACGGCGCCATCGCCATCGCCGCGGCCGTGACACCTAGTCGTTGCGCCCATGGATGTCAAGATATTCTTGACTGATTGGCCGGTTGTGGTAACATCGCCCGATGCAACGCAACGCTGCTTTGACTGAGGCTATCGAGCGGGCTGGCGGGCTGCAGGCGCTGGGTCGGATGCTCGGCATTTCCAAGCAGGCGATCGACCAGTGGCGGCGGGTGCCTGCGGAGCGCGTGCTTGAGGTCGAGCGGCTGACCGGGATTTCCCGCTACCAGCTGCGCCCCGATGTATTCGGGAAGCGCTAGCCGCTCGCCATCTTGTCAGCGCCTGCTATTTCGAGATCCGGCAGATCGCCGGGGAAGTCGTCCTCGGGCTCGGTCGGTTCCGGCTCCGTCTGAGGTGGCACGGTGCGCTCCCAGGCCTGTGCCATGGCGGTGCGGATCTGATTGTAGACGACGGGCTTGCGCTCCTTGAACCACTCGACGCGCTTCAGCATCTCGTCGGTGATCCTGAGGTATTCCTGGCGGGTCTGTAGGGTGGCATATGCCTGCAGGATCTCGTCGCGCACCTCGGCATTGCGGCCCGACAGAGGGGTGTCCTCGGTCACGACCGGCGGGCGCGGCATCGGTGCGGCGGCGGCGCGCATCGGCACAGCCTCGTTGATCGCCTCGCGCGCGCTGCTGGCCTCGGTGGTGGCCTCGATGGTCGGGCCGTTGAACGGCTCGTCGCGGTCGAACTCCTCCGGCGCGTAGACGCCCAACATCACCTCTGGCGCGTGCCGCCTGGCCCAGACGCGGGTGCCGGCATAGACCAGCTGTTGGTCCGGCTGCTTCACCCACATGCCGTTGGTGGTCTTGGCGTCTGCCAGATGCACCGTGACATCGCGCGTCTTGGTCTCGCCGCGCAGTGTGCCGCGTACCGTCACCGCACGCTGACCGTTGGCGCCGCTGAACTCATAGTCGAGGCGCGCTGCCATGATGCCGCTGGTGTTGAGCGCGGCCCCCACGAGCTTGCCCTCGAACATCAGCTTGCCCTGGATGACGCTCGTGCATTGCGCGACGGCGAACGGCGACATGCCCCAGCGCATGCTGACCTCAATCACCATCAGGCAGTCGCCCGGCGAACCCTGTAGATGCACCGGCACAAGTTTGCCGCGCGCCATCATTTCAGCCAGACGGATTGCGCTTTCTATGTTCGTTGGCATGAGCGCCGTGGCGCCGGCCGGGACAATGGCGTTCATTGGCGTGTCCTATTTGGTGCGGATTGTGAGTGTCGGCGCCGGGTTGTTCAGAACGGCCCCAGGAACGGCCTCCCCGGCCGTCAGCGCCTTGCGGATCGCGTGCATGTCGGGCGCCGCGCGCATGTACTCGGCCGGCAGCTCGTCCTGTTCGGTGACCCTGGCGGTCGTGGTGTGGCTGACCGACATGGTCGCCAGCGGGCGCTGCAGCTTGCTGAGCTGCAGTCCCTGCATCATGGCGATGATGACGGCGCGCACGCCTGCAGCGCGCGCCTCGAGCCGCTGCGCGCGTGCCCTGGCGATCTCCACCAGATGCTTGTCTGCCAGGGCCATCTCCGCCAGGCGGTCGATCGCCTCCAGCGCGTCGCTCTCGCCCTCTATTGTCGCCAGCAGCAGTTCCTGGTCGCTGGTGTCCGGTAGCGCGGCGATGGCCTGCTGGGCGTCCGACATGACGCGCTCGATAGTTACGGGG